TTTAAAACCAACCCGGGGGTTGTACCCACCCCTGGGGCCCACGTGGCGGTAGTGCTTTGGTTTGCTCAGAACCTTTGCACGCCTGTTTTCCCTTCCCTTAAATAAATTAAGCTTGCCGGGACTGAGGGGAGTACTCCGACTTCGCTCCCCTACGGTGCCCCAGTAAACTGGTATCGCGGTACCTTTTTACGGAGTCACCGGCACCCCCCCCCCGCAACTTAGAAGTTTGAACACAAACCGACCAATAGAGGCCCGGCATCCAGTCGAGCAACGGTCAAGCACTTCTGTTTCCCCGGTCCGCAAGGATCGTTACCCGCCCCGACTACTACGGGAAGCCTAGTATCTAGCCAAACTTGGAAAAGGTTGCGCTCAGCCACAACCCCAGTGGTAGCTCTGAGTGATGGGGCTCGCGACAACCCCCTTGGTAACAAGGACGCTTGCCCGCGCGTGCACTCGGGTTCACCTTCCGGTGTTCACCCTGACCAAGTGTAACTAGAGAAGCGCCTACTGTGCTAGTTGGGTTTTCCTCCGGGGCCGTGAATGCTGCTAATCCCAACCTCCGAGCGTGTGCGCACAATCCAGTGTTGCTACGTCGTAACGCGCAAGTTGGAGGCGGAACARACTACTTTCGGTACCCCGTGTTTCCTTTATTTGTTTATTAAATTTATGGTGACAATTGTTGAGATTTGTGATTTAGCGAAATTACCCTTGAATTTGGCATTATATTACTTGGTTGCATTTCACAAAACCTCARAGATTCCCGCATCCTATATAGATCTTCTCGTCTATTTGAACTTACAGCACAAATTAAATCAAATAAAATGGGAGCGCAAGTAAGCAAGAACACCGCTGGATCCCACACCACTGGCACCATTGCAACTGGTGGGTCGAATATTCATTATACTAATATAAATTATTATTCTCATTCGGCCAGTGCCAGCCAAAACAAACAGGACTTCTCACAAGATCCATCGAAGTTTACCCAACCAGTGGTTGACATGATGAGAGAGTCTGCTGTGCCCCTGAAATCTCCATCCGCAGAAGCGTGTGGCTACAGCGATAGGGTTGCACAACTGACATTGGGGAACAGCACCGTCACAACCCAAGAGGCCGCAAACATCACAGTAGGATATGGTGAATGGCCAGCCTATCTAAGTGACACAGACGCCACCGCAGTAGACAAAACCACCAAACCTGGTGTCTCGTGTGACAGGTTTTACACACTACCAACCAAGAAGTGGGAGCGCTCTTCAAAGGGCTGGGAGTGGAAGTTACCAGATGCTCTTAATCAACTTGGGGTATTTGGGCAGAACTCCCAGTTTCACTACTTGTATAGATGCGGATGGGTGGTGCATGTTCAATGCAACGCCACTAAGTTCCATCAAGGGTGTTTGTTTGTTGCCATGGTGCCAGAACATCAGCTAGGAACCCAGGAAAACGTCGACTTTGCCCGCGCCATGCCAGGTAAGGCTGGCACTGAGATGCAGGCGACGTATGAGTTCGAGGACGGCACCAGTTTGGCTAATGCCTTAATATACCCACACCAATGGATCAATTTGAGGACCAATAATTCAGCTACGATTGTTGTCCCATATGCTAATGCAATCCCAATGGACTCACCAATACGTCACAGTTCTTGGTCTTTAATAGTTGCACCTATAACATATTTGGAACATGCAGCTGGCACCACACCCTTTGTGGCAGTCACAGTGACCGTAGCACCTATGATGTCTGAGTATTCCGGCCTTCGTAGAGCCATAACTCAGGGATTACCCACAATGTCCACTCCGGGATCCTACCAGTTTCTCACAACCGATGAGGACTCAAGTCCCTGTGCACTGCCGGATTTTGACCCAACTCACTTGATTCACATTCCAGGTGAGGTGACCAACTTGCTATCCCTGTGCCAGGTGGAGTCCATTGTTGAGATCAATAATGTTGAAGGCCAAGTACGCAACAATCGGCTACTACTTCCTGTTACGGTCCAGGCCGAACCGGACCAACAGCTTTTTGCCTTGAATTTGACATTATCAGAGGGTAGTATTTTGTCCAAGACTTTATTGGGTGTTATTTCCAGTTACTACACACAGTGGAGTGGGTCCCTGGAACTCACGTTCATGTTTACGGGTTCATTTATGACCACAGGGAAGTTGTTGATTGCCTACTCCCCAGCTGGAGGCTCCGCCCCGTCATCAAGGGAGGATGCAATGCTTGGTACACATGTGGTGTGGGATTTTGGTCTTCAGAGTTCCATTACTCTAGTTGTCCCTTGGATTAGTGGTGGTAACTACAGAGGTGTGACGAGGACCGGGGCATACGATTATTACCAGGCTGGGTATGTGACTGGTTGGTACCAGACCAACATGGTGATCCCTCCCGAGTTTCCCCAGACCGCTAATATCATCTGTTTAGTGGCAGCACAACCAAATTTTTCCCTGCGAGTGTTAAAAGATCGTCCAGACATGGACCAGACTGCCGCTTTGCAACTACCACCAGTGGGTGAGCAGATTAGAGAGTTTATGGGTGAGACTGTTTCTAATGCATTGACTGCCGCCAACACCACTGAAAGCACTCACAATATTTCAACGAGTGATACCCCAGCACTTCAAGCTGCCGAGACGGGGGCAACGTCGAATGCAAGTGATGAGAGTATGCTTGAGACCAGGACGGTTCTTAACCAGAATGGAATTAGGGAGACATCCGTTGAAGCCTTCTTTGGCAGATCTGGATTGGCCACGATTATGACCTTGGCAGCAGGTGATGTGAAGACCCAGTGGACCATCAATTTCAATGAGTTCGTTCAGCTTAGAGCCAAGTTAGATTTGTTCACTTACCTACGATTTGACATTGAGTTCACTTTCGTGGCGACATCCACGAAAAAGGGTAAGTACAATTCTGAGCCCATCCAGTTACAACTGATGTACGTCCCCCCGGGCGCCACTCYGCCGACGGATCAAGACACCTATCAGTGGCAGACTGCGGCAAACCCCTCAGTGATTTTCATGAGTAATGGTGTTCCTGCCCGCATTAGCATCCCTTTTGTTGGCACCGGTTCAGCATACTCACGCTTTTATGATGGGTACAATCAGTTTGGTGATTCCAGGCCTGGTAGTGATTATGGTCAATTGGGTTCCAATCAGATGGGGCAGCTTGCGTTGCGCGCGGTGGCACAGTTAGGCGATGGTTATGGTGCAAAAGTGCGCGTGTACGTGAAACCCAAGCATGTTCGTGCATGGTGCCCCCGTGCCCCTAGAATGCGGCCATATAAGAAAGTCTTCAACAATTACTTTGGCTCTGAGGACCTCATGGTCCCGAACAGGACCAATATCACCACCGCTGGCGCTTTTGGTCAACAGAGCGGTGCAGTATATGTGGGAAACTACAAGATCATGAACAGACACCTCGCCACCCAAGCGGAATGGGATAACCTTGAATGGGATGATTATAATAGGGACTTAATTGTTTCTAGAGTGAACGCCCATGGTGCAGACAAGTTGGCTAGGTGTAATTGTAATGCTGGAGTTTATTATTGCAAATCTAGGGACAAGCACTATCCAGTGACATTTGAAGGCCCAGGGATCCAGTGGATTGATGCTAATGATTATTACCCTGCCAGGTATCAATCGCATATTCTTTTGGGTGTTGGCTTTTGCGAACCTGGGGACTGTGGTGGTATCCTTCGGTGCCAACATGGAGTGATCGGGATCATTACAGCAGGTGGTCCATCCCTAGTGGCGTTTGCTGATCTTAGAGATCTTTTCTGGATTGAACATGAGGCCATGGAGCAGGGAATAACAGATTATATTAGAGACCTTGGTAATAGCTTTGGTCAGGGCTTCACAGATGAGATTTCCAAATTTACTGAACAACTCAGAGAGCTTATGACTGGTGCCGATGGCTTAGTGGAACTGTGTATAAAGACTTTCGTAAAGGTGGTTTCCGCCATAGTTATTGCCACCAGAGCTGAAGGGGATGTACCCACCATCCTTGCAACTCTCGCTCTCATTGGATGTGACACCAGTCCGTGGAGATGGCTCAAGAAGCAATTTTGCAGCATTTTTAAGATTCCCTATGTTGAAAAACAGGGGGATGACTGGGTCAGGAAGTTTACCTCTTACATCAACGCCTTTAAGGGTCTTGATTGGGTCGGAGAGAAAATTATGAAATTTATTGATTGGCTTAAGAACATTCTGATCCCCCAGGCAAAAGAGAAGGTTGAGTTTACCACCAATCTGAAGTCCCTCCCACTTCTTGAGGCCCAGATTGCCACTTTAGAGCACGCATGTCCTACAACAGAGCAGCAAGAAACCTTGTTTGGCAACGTGCAGTATTTGGCCCACCACTGTCGCAGGTACGCCCCACTGTACGCCGCAGAAGCGAAGAGGGTGTATGCTCTGGAGAAGAGAGTGTTAGGTTACATACAGTTCAAGAACAAGCAACGAATTGAACCGGTGTGCCTCCTAATACACGGGACTGCTGGGACGGGGAAATCCCTAGCAACCTCAATTATTGGAAGAAAACTTGCAGAGTATGAGCACTCTGAGGTTTATGCCATCCCTCCAGACAGTGACCACTTTGATGGATACCAACAGCAGGCCGTGGTCGTGATGGATGACCTGAATCAGAACCCAGATGGGAAGGACATGGTTGCATTTTGCCAGATGGTTTCAACGGTACCTTACCACGTACCAATGGCCGCACTAGAGGAGAAGGGGATGCTGTTCACCAGCGCATATGTCCTGGCCTCGACCAACAGCGGATCCATCCACCCACCAACCGTCTCCAATTCCAAGGCCCTTTCCAGAAGGTTTGCTTTTGATGTGGACATAGAAGTCTCCCAGAATTACAAAACAGAGAGCAATACCCTGGACGTGGTTAAGGCCACTCAAGCATGTGATGACTGTTGCCCTGCCAATTTCAAGAAGTGCATGCCACTAGTGTGTGGAGAGGCTTACACCTTGGTGGACAGAAGAACCAAGATCAGATATTCCATCGATCAAATGATTTCAGAAATGAGGCGAGAGTGGCAACGCCGCAACAGGGTGGGCTCGGTGATTGAGGCCCTCTTTCAAGGGCCCCCACAATTCAGACCACTTAAAATTTCTGTTGACCCTGAGACTCCACCCCCACCAGCAATTGCCGATCTTCTCGCTAGTGTTGATTCAGAACAGGTTAGGGAATACTGCAAGCAAAAGGGATGGATCGTGGAAGTCCCTGTCACTGCAATGACCCTAGAGAGAAATGTGAGCATAGCCGCCACAGTTATGTCCAGCTTGATTTTATTGACCTCAGTTATTACCCTTGTTTACCTAGTGTACAGGCTGTTTGCTGGTTATCAGGGCCCTTACACTGGCCTTCCAAGCAAGAAGCCCAAAGCTCCAGTTCTTAGAGAGGTTAAGGCGCAAGGGCCCCTAATGGATTTTGGTGTCAGTATGATGAAAAAGAACATCGTCACCGTGCGGACTGGATATGGAGAATTTACGGGTCTGGGTGTGTATGATACAGTACTGGTTCTTCCAAGACATGCACACCCAGCTGAGCAGGTGATGATTGATGGGGTGGAGACGCCAGTTTTGGATGCATATAATTTGACAGATGAAGAGGGCGTCTCCCTAGAGCTCTGCTTGGTGACTCTTAAAAGAAACGAAAAATTCAGAGACATTAGGGCAATGATTCCAGAAAATCCCAGTGGTACCAATGAGGCTGTGGTGTGTGTGAATACCAGTGCATTCCCAAATGCCTTCCTGCCTGTGGGTAAAACTGAGTATTATGGCTATCTTAATTTGGCCGGGAACCCCACTCACCGCACTATGATGTACAACTTCCCGACAAAAGCAGGACAGTGCGGTGGCGTGGTGCTCTCTATGGGCAAGGTCATCGGAGTGCACATTGGAGGGAATGGTGCACAAGGTTTTTGTGCTGCCCTGAAGAGGTCTTATTTCGTGAAAGAACAGGGCAAAATTGAGTGGATGGAGACAAACAAGGAGTCTGGCTATCCAGTGATCAACACTCCCTCCAAGACCAAACTTGAGCCTAGTGTCTTCCACGAGGTATTTGAAGGAAAGAAAGAACCTGCTGCTCTCCATCCAAGAGACCCCAGATTAGAAACCGATTTAGAAACTGCACTCTTTTCAAAATACACAGGGAATATAGACATTGATATGCCAGAGGAGATGAAAGAGGCAGTCGATCACTATGCCAACCAGCTACTCAGTCTAGCAATCCCAACCGAACCGTTGTCTATGGATGAGGCCATATACGGCACGGAGGGGCTTGAGGCATTAGATCTCACTACTAGTGCAGGTTATCCCTATGTCACCATGGGCATTAAGAAGAAGGACATCCTAAATAAAGAAACCAGGGACACCAAGAAAATGCAAGAGTGTATTGATAAATATGGCCTTAATCTCCCAATGGTGACCTACATTAAAGATGAACTTAGATCCAAAGAGAAGGTCAAAAAGGGCAAGAGCAGGCTGATTGAGGCGTCCAGTCTCAATGATTCAGTTGCTATGAGGTGCTATTATGGGAACCTCTACAAGGCGTTCCATCAGAATCCAGGCACAGTGACAGGTTGTGCAGTGGGCTGTGACCCTGATGTCTTCTGGAGCAAGATTCCAGTCATGATGGACGGTGAGCTCTTCGGTTTTGATTACACCGCCTATGATGCCAGCCTCTCTCCACTGATGTTTCAAGCACTTCAAATGGTGCTTGAAAAGATAGGATTTGGGGAAGGCAAGCATTTTATTGACAACTTGTGCTGCTCCCATCACCTGTTTAAAAATAAGCATTATTACGTGGTGGGAGGAATGCCTTCAGGGTGCTCTGGCACTAGTATTTTCAATTCCATGATTAATAATATTATAATTAGAACAGTGGTCCTACAGACGTATAAAGGAATAGAACTGGACCACCTAAAAATTATTGCGTATGGGGACGATGTCATCGCTTCTTACCCGTACCGCATTGACCCCGCCGAATTGGCCAAGGCTGGGGCCAAACTAGGCCTACACATGACACCTCCAGACAAGTCTGAGACCTATGTAGACCTAGACTGGAAGAACGTTACTTTCCTAAAAAGAAACTTTGTCCCAGATGAAAAATATCCATTCCTCATACATCCGGTTATGCCAATGTCTGAGATCCATGAGTCCATCAGATGGACGCGTGACGCGCGACACACTCAAGACCACGTGCGCTCGCTCTGCCTGTTGGCCTGGCATAATGGCAGGAAGGAGTATGAGGAATTTTGCAGAAAAATTCGCTCAGTTCCAGTCGGGCGTGCTCTGCAGCTTCCATCCTACTCTTCCCTGCTTAGGGAGTGGTATGATAAGTTTTAATTTGACCAATTGATTATCCGGATTTGGCCTAAACTTCAATTGGCTTCAATACACCCACCGGATGGGGCGTAAAAAAAAAAAAAAAAAAAAAAAAAAAAAAAAAAAAAAAAAAAAAAAAAAA